GTGGCGTTCGTGGCCATGTCTCTCTCCTAGAGCGGTTGGGGTTTAGGGGCCTCAGCCCCTGCCAAAGCTAGTGCGAGTGGAGCGCTCAGGCTTCAAGAGAGGCATCCGAGGGTCGTTTTCGCGCATGTAGCTGTTATCCACGGCCTGAATTTGTGCTTGAGCTTCCTCAAGTTGGCCTTGGATGCGGTCCTGCGCAAACTCTTCGGGGATGCTGCACAGCAGCAGTCCGCCGACCTCGATGTTCTCCTTGAACCGGGAATCCACGTCGGAAAGAATCTGAAGCTCAGGGAACTCAGAAGCCTTCACTGGTGTGTAGCCTTCGCGAAAGCGCCGAGACACATTCGCGTTGTCCGACTGGCCCATAGCTGAGGTGCGAATCCAGCGGAAGCGAAGTCCATCTCTGGGTTCGGGGGCCGGGATCATGGCCGAACGCTGCCACGAGCGCTTGCGCTGCGTAGCTTCGCGGGTCGTGTTTTCCCGTGGCGTTCTGTTAACCATTGCTTCTCTCCTTGAGAACTTGCGCCGCGTACTGTTCCGGGGTCAACCCAAGCCGCTTGGCGAGAGCGGCGGCGGAGGCGGTGATACGCACTTTGTCGCGTGATGTTGGAGCACTGCGAGACGCAGGGGCCACCACGGAGCCTGCTTGCCGAGAAGGTGCCTTCACCTCGATGTCTTCGTCGGCAAACTTATCAGGGAAACGCCGCCTCATGGCTGCGTCTATTTGACTATAATACTCTTCGCTCCCAAGAGCAATGCCGCTCTTTATGACTCGGTTGTGGACAACCATGGCCACTGCGGTCATTTCCTCGTCATTGTGCTTGTCAGGTCCAAACCAAGGGTTCTTGGCTATCCACTCCATGGTCCGAGCATCGGGTGTTGGGGGTGTCGGAACGTCACGCTGAACGGGCTGCGGCTTCTGCGGCGGGGCTGGGCGGAAGGAGTCAAGGCGCATCTTCTCCGCCTTGAGCTCCGTCAGTTTCTCCTGCGCAGTGACAAGTGCGTCCGCATCTCCTGACTCATACGCCGTCTTGTAGGCGGCACGGGCTCGGTCAAGCTCGACGTCAACACGAGCCTTGGCCTGCCCGACGAAGAGGGTCTCACCCTCTGCGTACTTGGCCTGCATGGCCTCGAGAGCACGCTTCTGTGTCTCCGCGTAGCGGATGGCTTCTTCCTTGACGCGCTCCGCCTCTTCCTTGCGGCGGCGCTCCTCATGGAACTCGAACTTCAGTTTCTTGATGCGCTTCTGCACATTCTCGCTGTAGCTCTCGAGTTCGGAGTCGTCGGGAATCTCCGGCTCGGCACCCTCAGGGCGACGTGGCTTGCCACGATCCTGCTCCGGGGTGTCGTCCTCGATCTCGACCTCAAATTTGTCTTCCGATTCCCCACTCATGCTCTGCTATACCCCCTCGGGTCTTCGACAACGGCTTCGACCGTGTCATCGTTGATCAGTCGGAACTCCTTACCAAGAACCTTGAACCTAGTGCCCGAGTAGGAGCGGAAGATGACGAAGTCGCCCTCCTTGCACCAAGGCCCATGCGGGAACTTGTTGGGGTCAGTGTAGGCTTCCGGTCCTGACTTGATGACAAAGCCGATAATTGAGGCCGTCTCCTCGGCCTTCTTCAGGGCCTCAGGCATGAAGACGCCGCCATCGGTCTTCTCTTGAACTTCGGGGATTGCGATGAGGAGCTTATACCCAGTGGGCTCTGGCAGCTTGGCTCTCAGGTGCTCGTCATCAATCTTGTCAGCAGTATACATCTACACCTCATGCAGTGACTTTGGGTGTCACAGTTACCCTTGCGCGACGATCCGCGTGTGGACAGATGTAGAACATCGCGAATCAGTCTTCAAGAAATCTCTTCTCTAGCTCCTTCGCCTCTTCGATCATGTCGAGCATGGCCTGATACCGGCCAGTGACGTTCATGTACTCCTCGTAGTTCTTAGCGCCCCCTTGTGCCAAGAACTGTTCTATGGAGCTCTTCTTCTCCTCGAGCCTGCGGATGAGCAGGCTCATGATCGTATCACTCACCGGTTGCTCCCAGCTGCTTCACGGCTTCCTTGGCGATCTCGACGCCGATCTTAGCGCCCTCGAGACGCTCCTTGCTGCGGGTATCGTTGTAGTCCGTGATGAGGCTCGTCGCGAGCCGCGCCTGCTCGCGTTCCTGTTCGGACTGAATCCGCTCGCGCTGGACCTCGATGTTGGCGGTCTTGTTGGCGAGGTCGAGTTCCATCTTGGCCTTGTCGAGTTGCATCTGGTGCTGCGACTCGGCCTCCTTCATGGCGACTTCGCGCTCGCGAAGCTCCAGTTCCTTCATCTGCATCTGGGTCAGCGGGTTCTGCATCTGCTGCTGAGCCTGCTGCTGTGCAGCCTCTTGCTGGTTCTTGCCGAGGAGTTTCTGTGCCGCCTGAGCGACGATGCGCGACAGATCGGCCTCGACATCATCGGGCAGTTGCTCATCTTCGGGCGGCAGCGGGACGCCGAGTTGCTTCTCGACCTCCTTGCGGTACTGCATGGCCACATGCTCGGTGATATGTGCCGACATGGCGTTCATGATGGCACCGGCAAATGGTGACTGGCCGACGAGTTGCTGAATCTTCGGGTCTTGGGCAGCGGCCATGTGGACGGCGATGTGCGCCTCGTGATCCTGATAGAGGAACGCCTTGACAGGCTCCTGCTTGAGGATGGCCATGTTCTCGGTGACGGGGTCTTTCGGCTTGATGTCGTCCGGGAGCTTGATGATGTCGGGCGCGTCTTGGATGCCCAGCACCTCGAGCATCTGCCGGTGCAGCTTGCCCATGTCGTAGAGTTGGGGTGCCTGCTGTGCGAGTTGCAGGGCAGCCTGATACTGCATGATCCGCTGCGACATGGTGGCAGCGTTCGGGTCTGAGACGGGGATGACGTCGATGGTTTTCAGGTCGAAGTCATCGACACGGCTGAAGACTGTCTTGTCCCCAGCGACTTCGTACTCGTAGGCATCGGGCATGAAGTCATGGATGACCTGCGCGAGGATGCGCAGTTCCTTCTTCATCGCCGCGTGCATCCGGGCTTGGACACCAGACATCACCTTCATGGACCGTTCCATGAGGGCGAGGGTCGTGCCAACGGGTGCCTGCGCGTTGATGTCCCCGACTTGGATGTCGGCAACGGAGCCGATGCGGCGGGCCTCTTCTACGATATTCTGGAGGAGGGAGTAGAGAACCCCCGACGGTTCCTTGAACGGCAGAGGGAAGATCGAGTCACGGATGGCCCCGCCGGGGATGTCCACATCCCTGAACTCGCCCGGCTGGATGGGGGTGTTGTCGCCCTTGATACGCAGGCCGCGAGCTTTCAGACCACCCGGCAGGTTGGCGAGAGTGCCCGCGTCAATGAGCTGGCGCAGGATGGATGTAGCTGAGCGCGACAGGCCCCCGATCATGTGCACGAGGCCAATGCCGTAGAACCCGAGCCCCGGGAGGTAGGGGTAGTGAACGAAGTGCGAGCGCTTCTCCTTGTTCTCGTCGTCCTCGTACCAATTCTTGCGGATCGACAGGATGGTCTTGGAACTCTTGTCGATGGTGATGACGTAGGGGCGTGCGATGCCGTCCGGGTCGTTGTAGGGCTCAGGCAGGTCGTAATCGACGTGCATCTCGAGGAGCGTGTGCCGGTCATCGTCCGCGCCGGGCGACGTGACCCCTTCTACCTCGTCGTACTTCTCCTGAATGTCGCTCTTCTCGAAGACGGCGGGCGGAAGTTCGACGTCGCGATAGAAGCCGTTTGCCTGCAACTTCTTGATTTCGTTGGGGGTCTTCTTCATCACATGGGTGTAGCGCTCGGCTGACTCGATGTTGGACGAGCCGTAGTTGATGATGAAGTCCTCGGCGGGCACGAAAATGGAGATGGGCCGACGCTTGAGCGGGTCGTAGTAGACCTTCTTGAAGGCGGAACCAGCGAGAGCGACACGGAAGAGCATCTGCTCCGTCTCGTCGCGGTATTCGACCATGCGCTCGGTGATGATGTAGTTCATCTCGTTCTGCACACGGTTCGACTGCTCGAACTTCTCCTTGGTCATCTTGCCGACGATCTTGG